TTGTTTGCAAGAATAGTATAAATAACGGCTTGCATCCAATATTTATAGTATTCTACGGTCTCTGGAAAATCTTGAATTGCTTTTGATGTTGTCTTGAGATCATTGATGAATATAGTCTTAGATTCAGAATCTACAACTACATGATCAAGAACTCCATGAAGACCAAAGCTTAATTTAGGGTTGTTATACTCTAAATGCAACTCACTTTCTACAACAAGATGATTATCTTCAGGTTTTCTATCTAATTGTAATAAAGCTCTAACATCTTTATTGCTTCTTAGAATTTCAATCTGAACTCTGCAGCCACTCAGAGTTTCTTGATCCACAACAGTTTTGCCAATGCTGTTTTTCAAGAATTCAAAATAAGTCTTGTTTTCTTCTGTAAGAATCTTGTCAAGTCTTTGCTGATCTGTTTTGAGAGTTTGGTAGAGATTAGCTGTGAGAAGTAATGTGAGAATGTCTTGGGAGTAGTCTTCCAAAGATAGTGAATTATTACTTATTGACAAATGTATTTTGAACACATCATAAATAATTTTTCTTTGGCTATCTGTAGGCATTTTGCCAGGTAGTTCTAAAAAGTTTTCATCAAACTTTTCTTCTTCAAATAGTAGACAATGCAGAACGCGCCCTGCAACTAGGTGCGCGTCTGTAGAGTCCTCTCTTTGATTAAGAACATAATGGTTATAAAATATCACCGGAGAATATAACAACTTGTTAATTCCACTATAACTGAAGTAAAACTTCTTCTTATAGAACTGTTCTAACTCTTCATTAGAACCAATCAATGCTTGACTCATCTTCTTCTTCTTTATTAGGTTCAACAATAACTTCTTCTTGAATAGTCTCAATAACATCTTGAGGTTCTTCTATCACTTCTTCAACTGTTTCAGTAACTGGTTCTTCAATTACATTTACATCTGCTAATTCAAAAGATGGTTCTTCTTCTACACTTTCTATGTTTAAACTTTCAGTGTTTACAGCTTCAACAAGTTCTTCTTCTAAAACTTCTTCTTCTACAACAACTTCTTCTTCATCTTGAGCTACAGGTTGATAATCATCTTTAACAGTATATGTATAGTTCTGATTTAGAATCTCATGCACATTATCTGCAACAGTAATAGTCTTAACTTTAAAAAATGTAGAATCACCATTTCTCATGATTTCTTCATGATAATGCTTCATTAAAATATCTAGTTTATCAGCTGTAAGTACATTAAATGTTCTCAAAGATTTAACTATATCATCAATCTCTGTGTTGAATCTATATTTATCTTTAGCAATTGTGTTACATAAACTTTTAAAGTTTACATGGTTTCTTGTGTGACTGTTATACATCTGATAACTATGTTCTTTAAACAGCATTTCAATAAAAAGTAAACTTTCAATAATATTTGAGTTAGCCATAATTTCCATTGCTAAGACATGATTATCATTGTCATTACTTTCAAACATGTTTTTTAACTGACCAAACATCTCATAATCAATTGTCACATTCTTAGAATTAACTGCATTTATCAGAGCATTAACATTATAAATTGTTAAAGTTTCTAACATTTCAACTTCTTCAAGAAACTCAAGATCAATCATATGATAAGTATTTGAGTCATCATAGTTTTCATGAATTTTAAGATTACGCCTATTTTTGACATCTCTTAAATTATTCATGGTTGTATAGTTGTAGTAAATTTCTAAATTTTCTTCAACTGTTTTGTGAGCTTCAATTATGTCTCTTAAATCTGCTACATCAGTTGGATCACATTCTAATTCACTTGTAAAATAAGCCATTAACTGTTCCATATCAGCTACAGGCATTTTGTAAATCCAATGATTACCTTTTGCATCAAAATACTCATTTTGTGTTCTATCAGAACCAAAGATATAATCTGCAGTTATTAAATCTCTAATAGTCTTAGTACCATTTTCTTCATTAAACTGTTTTACTTTTACTCTAGGAATGTTAACACCTGGTAAAATATATATTTTATCACCTTTCTTTGGTTGAAAATCTATATCTTGAATATTAAACAATGGTTTTGCACTATTGACAAAGTGTTTAAGTTTAGTGGTTAAACCACCACGATTATCTAATTCTATATAAATATTTGCTTTCATTTTTTAAACATAAAAAGATAGGGATGTAATCCACCCCTATCATAGTTAATAATTAAGTTACTTGTGTTTACAGGGAACTGGTTAGTCCTGTTTATTTTACTGACATCTTTACTACATTAGCATTCATCATCAATGAAGCAAATTTAACCTTGTTACCATTGATTAACTCTTTGATGACATAGTATCTCAAGTCATCAGTGAAAGAATCACATTCAGTAGTAAGTTTTATAATTCTTTGAATCATTGGTTGAGTAATGGTATTTTTCTCAGCAAATGTTAAACCATAGTTAACAACTCTTGTTGCAACTACACTAGATAAATCAGCTCGGAAGTCATCACCTTCTCCTATAGCAGATTTAAGTGTATTTAACACATACTGCTCATCTTTTTCAAAGATATCTTTAGGACCAATAATCTTATCTAGTTTGTTATTAATAAACATAGTAAACATAGATGCAAAGTCAGGACCTACAGAACCTTCACCAATCATTTGAATAATTGGTAAGTTCTTAGAAAAATCTTGAATAGAACTGATAGAGTTAAAGAAAGTAGTAATCATCCTTGGATTAATTCTTTGAGAAACTAATTCTGGATTCATCAATAAAAAGTTAATACATCTACTGTCAATATTAGACTTCTCTGCCCACTTAGCCCAGATGTTAGCATCAAATTTTACTTCTGTAGAGATAAATCTTGTCTTCTGAGCAACATCTAAAGAAGTTACATTATAATCACCATTGTCTGGATTAGTTGTCAATAAGATATGCCAGTTCTTTGGTAATTTCCAAGAAGCATATGCTTGCTCATCAATAAGAGTCATGGTAGCTTGCATAAATCTGTGGTCAGCTCTGGTATAGTCATCTAAGATTAAGAATCCACCTTCACCTCTACCTTGAATCCATTCAGGAGCAGCATGAGCCATTCTCTTATTGATTACTTTGTAACCTTTCTTCATTGCTGCATCAATCTGATGCTCATTAATCCAGGTAGTCTTACCTTCTGCATTTGAAATCTCAAATTCTTTTACAGGAAAACCTACTAGGTCACCTAATTCCTCAAACTCTGCTAAGTTTAGTCTGATCATATCCATGTTAAGCTCTGAAGCTAATTGTTTTACTGATGAAGTTTTACCCAAACCAGCATCACCCTCTATATTCACTGCTACAGGAACTTTACCATTAGCTTGTATATGTTGGTTATTAGTAACCATATACTTTATAAAATCTTTTAACTCATCTAAATTTAATTGAACTTGACTCATAACTTTCTTTTTTAATTTTTTATAACTCTAACTTAATAATTTTGCCTGGTAATTTATCATTCATATCTGATCTTTCAGATAATACCCACAATATTTTGCCTTTTGGCTTTATACTTGTATAACACTCACCATCAGTAAAGTATATTAAACTTGTAAACTTTCTGATGTTTGCATCATAATACTCTAGGACGGGATCAAATTCAGTCCCACCTCTACCAACAACATTCAAATCATTCTTGCCTTTATAGGGCTCAATACTGTTGATTTTTGTATCACATTGGATAATAGTAATATCAACACCTGTTTTATAAATGTGATGAATCTCATTCATAAACTCTTTTAGCTCTGAATCACTTACTGAACCTGAAGTATCAATAGCTAACAAGATGTGCTGACGCATTTTAATTTTTAGACCTGGAAAAGCCGGAAATCTTCTGTTTTCCTTTCTTTGAAGTTTCTTGGTAAATACTTTTGTACTTGTACCAGTAAATCTTCTTACATAACCTCTCCAATCAAATTTTGGTTTTACAAATTCTTCTACTTTAATAAGACTGGACATTTCACCAGGAACATGACCTCTTTTCTTTTCAGTCTGGTCTTTAGCTTCGGTGAGAATTCTTTGAATTTGACCTTCCATAAGTTTTTGTTCTGTTTCACTTATGCCGTCAAACTCTTCCCATGTACCATGATCATCACCTGGACTCATTCCTTGTTCCATTTGGTCAAGCAATTGATCCATAGCTTCTGAACCTGAAGTACCAGTTTGTTCCTTCTGCTCCTGAGCCTCTTTCAGCTTCTTATAGTAGTATTTAGTACCTGCCTTTGTATCAAGATTCAACTCATGATAATCATCAATCATTATACCTCTGCAAGGTATCTTAGATTCAATTTCTTTTAGTTCCTCTGGTGTAGCATTATTATCTTTTGCTTTTTTATACTCAGTCATTACAGCATCTTTCAACAGTGTAAATTCTTCTGTAGTATATTCTCCACCCGGTAACCAGTCATTTTCTATATACTGGTTAATTTCCATATCCATTGCAATGTTGGCCATTCTCTTATCAGCAAAATTATGATATGCTGTTAAGTGTCCAAATGCAATGTGTAATAGCTCATGTTTTAACAAACCTAATCTATTTAAATCAGTCAATCCACACCAGAAAGTCTCATTAATTGCTAACTGGTAGTTTATTCCATTCTTACTAACTCCTGCTGTAGGAATGTCATTTCTCCAATGCTTATTTAGCTGGATTAGAAAATACCCATAATAGGGCTCTTTAAGCATTATGTCCTTACTGGCCTTGCTTAGTAAATCTACTTTATTCATAAACTCTTACTTTTTTACTATTTTTAGATTTCCTTCAAATTCAAAACCAAATTTTTCAAGTTTAGTTTTTACAACTTCTACATACATTTCAAAATAAAAAGTTATACACTCAGTGTGGTCAGGACATACTATGAAGTATTCTATAACATTGAGTACTTTTTGTTTATCCTTAAAACAAAGAGAAAAATTAAATCCTAATTCTAGATTTAAAGCATCATAAAATTTATTTTTTTCCCAATAGGTTTCATCTTTACCAGAAAAGATAAAAACCATAAAAATCCAGAATAGGTTATCATTAATGTCTAAAGAATCAATAATTGTATGTGCTAAATTTGAATTACTTTCATCAGAAGAATTAATCATTGCAATCAGATTCTTGCATTCTTCTTTTCCAAATTTTACTTTTTCCATCAGTCTTTTTTTTACATTTTACCAAATAGAGACTTCTCTCTACATTTTTTAACATGCTTTTCAATAAAAGCTAAATACCTGTAAATGCGTTTAAGTGTTTTCATAACTATTTTACTTTATAGAATCTACCTAAGATGTTTCCATTAAGAAACTCTTCTTTTTCTAACACTTCATGTACAAAGTGATGTTTTGTTTCCTGATAAGTAAGCTCAGTACTTGAGTAACATATTCTAAGAATTTCTCTTTTAATATTTACACCCATTTTGTGCGCTTCTTTCAGTATTTTATTAGAGCTATAATAATTAAGAAAATCTGGTCTAAGAACTCTAGTATACTTTTTAAGTCTCTTATCAGTACTCATAGCCAAAGCTTTCTTACCTAACGGTCTTTTTATATTAGCAAAAAAATTCTTCTTGCCTATATAAGAAACAGACTTACCATCTATTATAGCTGTCATAAGATAAATAAAGCCAATAGCTCCTTCTGGGATATCAGATTCTTTAAATACTTTTCCTTTATATGTCCAAAAATCTATTGGTTTACTCATAATAGTGCTTTTATTGATTTGAATACTATGTTTCTTGTTTCTTGAATACCTCTTGCTTTTACAGTATCAGATATATCTTTCTCAAATGGTAGAACCACATAATCAAAACCATATCTTTTCTTGTAAGTTTTAGCTGCTTCAATACCGGGCTCATCATTGTCAAAAATTAATATAATCTTAGCATATTTTTGGATATACTTCTTCATAATATTTTCTGCAATCATTGAATTCTCACTATCTGGTGCAATTGTTTCTACATTACCAATCCCAAGAGTTTTGAAAGACATGATATCTTTTAAAGATTTTGTAATTATTAGATACTTGCTTTCAAAAGTAATTTGTTCAGAACCCTGAATATAATCAGAAACTTTAATAAACTTGCTGACCTTATTTTTAGGTTGATAGATTTTATATAGTGTACCATCATTTTTGAAATAACCATATGTATAGTTATTTTCAAACCGGAGCTCTTTTATAGCACCATCTTGATCACTTTTACTAAGTATAAAATACTTCAGTGGTTGAACATTGTGTTTGTCTAATACTTTAGAACCTATCTTATAGCTTAACCAAAAATCTTGATCAAGATTATTCCAGTGTCTGATTTCATAATCAGAAACTTCATATCTACTCTCTGGTTTATATTCCCTGGGAGTTATATCATTTCTTGAAACATAATCAGAATAATCATCCATTATCTTTCTTACAGCAATACCTCTAGACTCTAGATTATAATAGTGCAACACAAAATCAATTGTATCACCAGATTTACCAGTAGAGAAATCCTTAAACCTGTATTTACCCATTTTATCTGAATATATACAAAATGAAGGTGTTTTTTCTGCAGAAAATACTGATTTGATTTTAACATCTTGTCCAGTGAGTTTTTCTGGAAGATTAAGATAAAATTCAAAAGGCCATTCTGTAGGAACCTGATTCAAATCATATATAATTGCTTTAGTAGAAATCATAACAATTTATTTTAGAATAAAAAAGGGAGCACTGAGACCCCCTTTCTCAAAAGTTAATTACTTTTAATCTAAGCTAAAGTCAGCAGCATTCTTACTTGGAATAGAAAAATCATCTTCTTGTGTTCCAAATTCTTTTTTCTCAACTACTTCAAGCTTTTTAAGGTGTTTAGCCTCATTATACTCAACAATATTACCATTTTCAACATTACCATAAGCATACTTATTACCTTCACTTTTTGGTAAATACATGTCATAGTTAGTATAACCAGTCTTACCCATATATTCTTTACCACCTACACACCATTTAAGATATGTGTCTTTGATTGGAGCATTTTCACTGAAGTTTTTAACAAAGTCTTCAATAGTATCAAACTTGTTATCTTGTGCTACAAACCATTCATCAGCACCATATGTATGTGCTAAGTTTTTCAAGAAAATCATGATAGATCTATTTCTTTGAATCTTAACACCAGTTTTAGTCTCACCATCAGCAAATGCATATTGGCTTGCTTTCACTCTACCAATTTGACCTGCATAACGACCCTTGCTTTCATCATCTTTGTCAATCATAAAACCTTCATAATCAGCAATAGGTGGTGTTTCTACATTTAACATCAAGTGGTATGCACCTTCAATAAATGAGAAATCTTCTAATGTAATAGAATTAATTTTTAAAACATGATTACCTGGTGTAATTGTTTTAGGCATCCCGGAGCCTGTTCCTAAATCAGTTGTACTTAAAGCCATCTTTTTTTTACTTTTTTAATTGTTAAACTTATTTTTTTAAATATATACTTCATTCCAAGACACATTCAATTGTCCTTCACTAGAATCAGCAATCACTATTTCTTGATTTCTCAAGTGATCTGGTCTTGCACCACAAGTTACTTCATCATTAGTTTTAAAACTTAGTATAGTTTTAGAACCTTTTCTGTACATGTAACCAATTGCATCAGCATTAGCACACACTAAAGATTTGATTTTACCTGTCAAATCTATATTAGCTGCCATAACCATTTCACCTTTGTCATCAACTTGCTTATCTTTAATGTGTCCTGATAGGATTACATGATCAGCTAAGGTATCTACAAAATCCAGCACTTGGAAAAAAGCTTGGCGAATATACAAATATCCTGCACCATTTGGTAAAGTAGTGACAGTATCTCCATCAAAATTTTTACCCATTGGTGTTTGT